ATGAAATGGAAGAGAAGCCACTTCCTCCAATGCTATTTAGGAACCACAGAATTTTACCAATTGATTGCAAAAAGGGGAACCGAAGCCCCCCCAATTGAAAAATTAGCCAAGTTCTTCCATTAGCTTATCCAAATCAACATCTTCATCATCATCATCGTCAGAAACAGTTGACTTTGATTCTGGCTCATCAAAATCCTTTTTCTTGGACTTTTTCGGTTCAGAACTATGCTCAACATCGGATTCAAAGCCCATGACTTTGTTCAAACGGCTTTGCAATTCTTCATAGCTCTTGAATTGATCAGGCTGGACGAATTCTTTGACATCATACGTCATCTCATAGATTTCTCGAATGTCTTCGTCATCATCCTCAATCGGTGCAGGAGCATCGAATTTTGACAGATCGTAATTGCGATATCCATCAACCTTTCGAATAAGCAACCGGAACGGCGCACCTTCCCACATGTTAAATGGATCGATTGCATTGGTTGGATTGTATGCGGAGTTTGGAGTATTGTCATCGAGCAAACGCGGATTGCCTTCTTCATCAAAAGGCGGATTCAATGCCTGATCGATCTTCTCGAAAATCTTCTTGCCAAACTTGAACAGAAAGACGTTGCCATTATTGGCTGGATTGCTTGGGTCTTTAATAACCAGGATGTTTGCAATGAAACTCAATTTGCGTTTTTGTTTGCGTGCCTGATCCTCATTACCAGCATTCCAAAGTTTAGTGTTGTAATCGCCACAGGGGTCTTTTTCACCTATGGTTGTTCGTGAGTTTTCTATGTACCACAATCCAGTTGGTCCCTGAAATCCGTGTGACCAAATTTTCTCGAATGGTGTATCGCTTTTACACGATGGTAGAAAACGAATGACGGCACCGCCATTGCCCATTTTATCGACAGTTGGTTGCCAAAAGCGATCATCCTTGTAATCGTCTTTTCCCTTTTTGCCGGGATTCGTCAGTTCTTCAAGCTGCTTGTGTAGAGCATCCAATGTTGCAGACTTGTTTGATTTAAGTTTTTCAAAGTCCATTTGTCATAATCCTTTTCTCGTATTACGCTATATTTTTGTTCCTTACGGAACGACGGAATATTTATATGTGTATTTTCGTTGAAAATCAATGACCTAACCAATTATTTATCTTCCCAAATATCAAATAATACAGCCACGCCAGTAAAACCAGCGTGACTGAAAGCGGCCAAACCGCAGACATCGTTAGGGCGAATATCAAATGGTTAAAAAACGACACTTCTCGTGCGTGATAAACAGAATACACGTAAGAAACGCCAAACATAATGATGGTCATCATGACCACCGATATCGCATAATAAAACAGTAGTTCCATATCAAGCCTCTATTTTAATGATGTCACTAGCATCTAAATTGATGTAATTACTCACAACATACGAATTCGTCGCACCATTGGATTTAGTAACCGTCACCACAATTTTCTTTGCATTTCGTGGAACCTCAAACGAAACTGTTTTCTTTTCTACTTTTGGTCTTTCAATCACGACTGGCTTTTCTTCTGTTTTTTTCTCAGTCTTGAACCATCCTTTGACACGATCAACAATGCCAGACTTAACTTCTTTGACTGTCAAGGCTTTGGATTTGACTTCTTCCTCAATATCCTTTTCGAGTTGTTCAACGTCAGCATCAAGTTTTTTTGCTGCTCGCACCAACGCTTCCTTTTCGCGATCAATTTTGTCGTAAACATTCCATGGCCAAGGTTTTTCGTTATCTACCATTTGGTCCTCCTATATGAGTATCGCACCACACCCTTTCCCATCGCACTTGCATAAATGGCCATATCGCAGTGCCAGCGCCCGTAATACTAGGCTTGACGCCTTTAATGGCGAGGATCGGTAAAACCCTAGCTATCTCCACGTCTTACCGCCGCTTCATCGATAACTGGTGTGGTGCGAATTCTTATTCGTATTCGAATTCAGTTTTATTGTCTGCCTTCAAGTAATTCAATTTCTTTGCGTCTTTACGAACTAACTCTTTTAGTCGCTGATGTTTGGTTATCATGTCACCAACATCATCATAATCTACGTCATATATATTCGCTATCTCAATACAAGCATCGATGTAATCAATACCATGTGTTTCTACCATGGCGATAATTTCATTGCCTATTTTCTCAATCAACTCAAAGCTCGTGTCTTGTATTACAGTATCGCCTTTATCCATGAATTATTCCATTCTCCAAAAGATATTTTCTATTTTCGTGGTGTTTTTCTTTCAATTCGTCTCTTGAACTTTGACCATCATACGAAACGGCGAATTTATTGTCAACAAGGTATCGATTTAAATTAAAGCGATGCGATCCTGTTATATCTTCTACCAAAAACTCACCCAAGATTCTACCAAATTTGCCTTTTTGCGACAATACAGAAACCATTTGCTGTTTTGAATCTATTGGTAGATATTTTGCGACTTCTGCTTTGGTCAACAATCCGAATTTCTTTTCTACCAAATCAGAAGTTCGAGATTCCGGCGCATCAATGCCATATAGACGAATGTTTTGATTCAACAGCCACATATCGAAACCCAAATCGATATCAACTTTTACTGTGTCGCCGTCGATTACTTCTCGAATAGTAACGTTATAGATGTACATAAAATACCCCCTGAATTTGCTTTCAGAGGGTATTTAGGTTTTTCTACAGTCAGTTCGTGTTAGTTGAACAGACCTTTGAGAATGTCGATGATGCCGAATGTCCATTCAGCAAGGAATGCGATAGCGGCTGTTGCCCAAACTTTGAAATCGGCAACCCACTCTTTAACTTTGTCGAACATTGATGTCTCCCTTAAGTTGAAATGTGATGCCGTCTTGGCATCGTGTGTCCATGTACACTTTCTATTTATAGAAGCGCACATTTTGCGTAATTGGTTGCGGAGGTGGGATTCGAACCCACAACCTCTGGATTATGAGACCAGCGAGCTAACCAGATTGCTCTACTCCGCATTAATAATCGTAATCTTCAATATCGGTTGACCAGTAACCTAGTTGTTCAAATTTTTCAAAGTTATCATCCTGATCCTGAATAATTTCAGGAATTTCACCATCTTTAACGTGTCTAGAAACAAGCCATTGTTTGCTTTTTACACTAGATGTGGATTTTTGATTCCTATATTGTTCAAAGCTGATTGGAATCAATTTCCCGTCTGCATTTTCTTGTACATAATAACCTTTCGATTCATATCTATATGTTGGTCTCCAACGAAAAACATGAATTTCGCCAGTGTCGGTGTCAATAACTTCGAGGTTTTGATTTTCGTATCGTTCGCCTCGAATATCCTTCGCAGTTTCCAAAGAAGAAGCGAATCCCTCGAAGCTGCTTTGAATACCATGGCAATAATAATCATCATACCTAAAGACCATGAAACGCATATTATTATTCCTTCACGTGTTTGAGCAGCGTTTTGACAGCAATTTCAAGTTTGGCTCCATCAAAAACTCTGATGGAGTTGTCAAGATTGCGCTGTACTCGTCTTGCTTCTTCAAGACTGATTTCGTTGTTTCTTCGTTTAGCGGCCAATTTTTGGAATTGCAATGAACGCTCTTTTTGACTTTCAAGATATGCAAACCAACGCTCACATTCAGCTTTCGCTTCTTTCAGATTCATCATATCGATCCTCTATTAAACTGGCTCTACCTCTTGGAATCGAACCAAGCTCACAAGCATTAACAGTGCTGCCGCACACCTTGTGCGTTAGGTAGAAAATGGTGGTTTTTCTGTTGCCAGGGAAACCACCAAACCCCGCTTAGCTATGCAGCCAAAGCAATAGGTGCATTATCGTTTGCATCTAGTTGTGAGCCGCGATAACGGTGCTTGCCATACCGACCAACATCGACTATACTCTATCCACATCCATCGATCCTACGCGCCCCCCAGAAACTCACATAATCGAAACTATATGAGCTTTTGGTGGAGGCGAGGATGAGTCGCACATCCTGTCTGGTCTGCTTCAACAGCAGTCTCAAGCGTCAGTGTTCTATTTATATACCAGGAGATTTCAGATGTCAAGTACCATGCCAATGAAATGTTACGAATGTCAAAAAGAATTTAGTCTAAAGACTAAGGAATTCAGAAGAAAGGTGAAAAATGGTCGTCCAGTGGATAGATTTTTTTGTAGCCGATCTTGCACATCAAGTCATGCAAATCGATTTCATACAACTAGAAGAGTTCCCGCTTCTCAGTGGGGAAATCAATATAGTAAAAAGGGAGAATTCGCGGAAATATTGAAACGTTGTAGAACACGAGCAAAGAAAGCTGGCAAACCATTTGACATCGATGATGACTATCTTATAGAGATATGGGAAAAACAAAATGGTTTGTGTTCTTACACCAAAATACCAATGATCAAACCAAAATGGAATAGCAAAAAACAGCCCAATCTTGCATCATTAGATCGCATTGATTCTTCAAATGGATATGTAAAAGGAAATGTTCAATTTGTTTGCTATTCTATTAACATCGCAAAAAACGATTTTACAGAAGAACAATTTCTTCCGTTTATCAAAATGCTCATGGAAGGCCCCTAAGACTCTTTTTTGGGTTCCAGCATATCCATAGGATATGGAACGACGATAGCAAAATTATCTGGCGTGTTGTCTGTGATCCAGAGATTGGCATGTTTTTCTGCCAACTCTTTGGTTTCGAACATCATAGGCAATTCACTTTCTGCATCACTCATTACATACAAATATGAATCTTCAAAGATGACTTTGATTGCAAACATCTTATTCTCCGTGTAAAAATGCTCTATCATCCAGAGCCGCTTTGATGATCCAATTGCGATTGTGAATTTGTTTCAATATTTCCTGTAACGTCTCGACTTTCAATTCGCATTCCATAACCTTGTATTCCAACTTAGAAATATCGCTGTCGCCCTCCAAGTAATCCTTTATTTCTCCCTTGAGAACTTTTCTGTCTGGAATATCCCAAGATTTTTCTTGTGCTACTTCCATACTTGGATTGATCAAGAATTCAGTCTTCTCGCTTTTAAGCCGCTTGAGCAAGATTCGAGCCTTTGCTTGTTCTCGCTTAGCATCGATGTACATCGCATAATACTTAGAATGCAATTCAGGTATTGTGCGTGCTGATCGTCCCAATTCCAATTCGCTGATAGGAGCGTCTTGATTCCACTCGTTTATGATATCATCTGTTGTCAATCTGATTCTCCGTAAGTGACTGGATCATATATACACCATATACCAATTCTTAGCAAGAGGTTATGGTGGCAGAGAAATTATTTATCGGATACTACAACGAAGTTCACATGTTTGTGACTGGTTCAAATGAAGGATTAGAACACGAACTTCGCGATACGTTTTCGTTTTTCATTCCTGGGTTTCGTTATATGCCAGCATACAAGCGTGGCTCATGGGACGGTAAAATACGATTGTACAATCAACAGACCAAATTGGTCTATGTAGGGTTGTTGCAACGAATAATTCAATTCGCAAAAGATCGCGATTATGATGTAGAAGTTGATCCGAAAATTCCTTCTTCAACTAACTGGACACGCGAACAATTGCAATCAGCAATTGACAGTCTCGAACTCACCCTCACACCATATGATTATCAGTTTCAAGCGGTGCTTGATGCTCTGAATGCAGAACGTAAAACTATTCTCATTCCTACTGGCGGTGGTAAATCATTGTGCATATACCTACTGGCTCGTTTGTTGAATGTCAAGACGCTAATCATTGCACCAACTACCAGCTTGTTGCATCAGATGCAAGGGGATTTCAAGAACTATGGCTATGATGAAGACTGTCATTTGATCTATTCTGGACGAGACAAAAATTTTGATGAGATGATAGGCATATCAACTTGGCAAAGCATTTTCAAAATGCCTCGCACTTGGTTTCAGCAATTTGGCTGCGTCATTGTTGACGAAGTGCACGGTGCAAAAGCTAAATCACTCACTGGCATACTAGAAAAGATGACCAACACCAAGTACAGGTTTGGAACTACTGGTACACTTGATGGAACCGAAGCAAACGAACTGGTGATCGAAGGATTGCTTGGTGCTGTGTCAAGAGTTGTGACAACAGATAATCTTATCAAGAAAGAAGTTCTAGCAGACTTTTCTGTTAACTGCATATTGCTGAAATGGGATGACAAAGCATGCCAAGTTGTATCTCAGTATACATATCAAGAAGAAGTGGACTGGATTGTCAATAATGAGAAACGTAACAAGATCATTACACAAATGGTTGTGAACAAACCCGGTAACAATCTGGTTCTAGTGAATTTCGTAGACAAGCACGCTAAACACCTTCTAGAAATGCTACAGAAAGCCACTGACAGGCCAATCTATTATATTCATGGTGGTGTACCAGCAGACGTTAGAGATGGCTACAGAGCACAAATTGAGAATGAAACTGATGCAATAATACTTGCTACCACAAAGGCATTTGCTACTGGTACAAACATCAAACGACTAAATAATATCTACTTCACTCACCCATCCAAATCTAGAATAACAACACTTCAAGCAATTGGTCGTGTGCTGAGACGATCCAATGAAAAAACCAGTGCATGTCTCTATGACATTGTTGATGATCTATCGTATCAGAAGAAACAAAATTTCAGTATGCTTCATTTCTATGAACGATTGAAAATTTATGTAGCTGAACGGTTTCCATACAAGATCAAGAAGTATGGCTACAGAAAGGACACTAATGAGTAAAATTCAACATATTCGACTGTGTAATGGAGATGAAATCTTTGGTTCTGTTGAACATGAAGACGAAGTTTACGTTATATATGAACCATTAATCTCTACTGAGATCGAGACTACTACTGGTAGTGCAGTAGTTCTGGTATCTTATCTTCCATTTGCCAAACCAGAACATGATTTTATTGAGGTATCAGCAGACAAGATTATTTCTTGTGTTCCTGTACACCCTATTGTGGAAAGGCACTATGAATTATCGTTATTCAATAGCAAGAAAGCAATGGAAAAACAATTGGAGCGAATTTCAAAAGTGAATGAATATATGGTCGAATCGATGCTTCTCAATGAGATTGAAGAAGATGAAACAATAATTTCTACATCTTTTCACTAAAAAGTCGTTTAGGCTATTGACACCTGTTTTTGAAATTAGTATAATGTACTTAGGAAAACAGGTTAGATACCTATTAGTTAATCAACAAGTTACACCAGTTGATACACTAGTGTCAATAACCAGTTTGAAAAATATACTAGTTGAGTTCACTAGTTAGGTTAACTGATTAGTGTAACATCTTTGAAATATACTAGTTAGGTTAACTGATTAGTGTAACATCTTTGAAATATACTAGTTAGGTTAACTGATTAGTGTAACATCTTTGAAATAT